GGAAACCTCGCCAATCGCTTAATATCTCAGACGCTTGACATCCCCTAACTTTTGAATGAAAATCTAGCACATCGCTATCCGAATAGTTGTATGCAGGATCTTCTTCTAAAGATGTAGGTTTTAAAGAAATATTAAACTCAGAGTCCGGTATAACTTCTAGTTTTTTAGGATCTATCATAAGTGCTGCAATCTGCACAGGACTACAGCACTCAGGATTAGTACCATCTGTCTCAAAGTCAAAGACACAGATCTTATGATTATTAGCCATCCACCTTCTCTACTATCGTATTGGGTTGTACAAAAGTCCTATTACTTGTATTATCTGCTGCATGACAATTTATAGATTGACAGCAACTTACTTTAACCGCATCTATTTTCTTGTATTCGATACCATTCATTTTAAAAGTATCATTAACAGCCAATGCGCTAAAAGGTTTTTGCATTTTATTCTCCATTCTTTAGTGTTTGAGATATATTCATTACTTTATCTAACATAGCTACGCCTAGTATATCGAACTTAATCACACCTAAGCTCTCTAAATCCTGCATCTCCATACCTGCTATAGTTTGCTTATTTTTAGCGTCATATATCATAGGACATACAGTTTTTAAATTCTTGCTACTAATAACTACACCGGCAGCGTGTTTTGATTGATTGGATTTGGTGCCTTCTAGACGAATAGCTTGCTCAAACCTTCTAGACAACGGTCCTTCCAATTCTCCTTTACTATTAATATAGCACCAGTCCTTGAGTTTGTCAACGTTGTTTTCTAAAGACCATCTTATAATAGATGCTTCTCCAGTATCTTCTTTCATTTCTTGTAATTCGTCTGCAATTTTTGCTTCATCCGGTATAAATTTAGTAATTTTGTTCATCTCATCGAAACTTATATTACCATATACTCTTAAAACTTCTTTTAAAGCACCTCTACCTTTCATCGTATTAAAAGTAATCATTTGAGAAACTTTTTGTTCTCCATATCTATCTTTTATATAACTTATAACAGCTTCTCTTTTATTAATTGGTACGTCTACGTCTATGTCCGGCATGGAAATTCTACCTTTAGTATTTCTTCCAGCGTTATAAAATCTTTCAAAAATTAATTCATATTTAATTGGATCTATAGCAGTAATACCTATGAGATAAGAAACCAGACATCCTGCAGCACTACCTCTTCCTGGGCCGGGTAACCATTCCTGTTGACGTACATGATCTACAATATCTCGTACTATTAAAAAGTAACTAGATAAATGAGCACCTTGTAATACATCTAATTCATATTTGATTCTATCAACATATTTAGAGTGTTGTTCTTTTGGTATTTGATGTTCTATTTTCTTTCGCCATCCGTGACGACATAGTTCTCGTAAATATTCTGCTGGATTAAATCCTGTTGGACATTCGAAATCTGGAAGTAAAGGTTCGTCTAAAATATCGTAGGATTCACACAAACTGTTTACATAATTAGTGTTTTCTATTTCTTCCTCAGAGTGTAATTCAGAGATTTCTTCTGGAGATAGTATATGAAAGTTGTCTGATTTAAAAAAACAACTCATTGGAACATCTTCATTATTTAACATCTTTTGGTTGATATTAATTAAAGTTGTTTTTAAATTATTACAAAGTAATATTCTTTGATCTACAGCATCATCTTTTGTGCAGTAATGTGCATCAGGGGTACATATAGCTTTAGTGTTAGTAATTTCAGACAATTCTCTTATATGATTTGTTAATTCTATTTGTTCTGGACTATATTCTCTGTCCATAAGCTGGGATTCTAAAAAGAAATTATCTGATCCAAAAACATCTTTAAGCCTAGCTATTGTTTCTACGCCTGTCTTAGTAACTGTATCCTTAGACTGTGTTAAAATATCTGATAAGTAAGAACCTAGATGTCCGCATATTCCTATAATATTGCCGTCTAATAGATTCTTTAGTTTGTCTAAATCTAGTCTAGGTTTTCTATAAAAATTTTCTATCATATTAGATTCAGAAACTATTTCAATTAAATTTTTCCAACCTTTAAGATTTTTAGACAATAATAGGAAATGACTTAGTTTACTATTTTCTTTAGATTTAATTGTAGAGTCTTGGTGACTAACATAGATTTCACATCCCAAAACAGGTTTTATATTTTTAGATTTCATAGCCTGATAAAACTGTACGGCTCCAGATATCGTGCCGTGGTCAGTTATAGCACACGATTCTACTCCTATATCAACACATCTTTGTGCTATTTGAGCAGGCTTACTTAATCCATCCAATAAACTGTAGTGCGAATGCACATGCAAGGGTATATATTTTTTCATTCTGTACTTCCAGGAGCTTTATACTTTCCAAAAACATGATCCGGGTGCTTATATAACACCGTTGTTGTGTCAATACCGTATAGTTCTATATCGTGCTTTATCTGCTCACACTTGGTCATAGGTGAACCTATCGAACAAATTTGTCGATCTCTATATTCTTCAGCAGGCTGTATCGATGTATTTTCAAAAGTAGTTTTTCCAAAGTCACATAGCTTTGTACATTTCCAACTCTTATTGAGTTGGGGTTTATTACTATTCTTAATTTTTTGAAATTTTGTTCTTAACATATCTTCAGTACTAGCAATATCGCTATCATCAAAACATACAGAGAACGGACCTCCATCATTAATAAAATATATAGAAAAAATAATATTATTTATTTTTGGATACAAATGTTTTATTGCATAGTGATATATTTTTAGTTGAGGATCTGTCTCTAATTTTTCTTGTGTCTTTTCTTGACCTGTGGCCCAATCTAATCTACGGCCTGTTTTCCAATCTATCACTTCTATAGTATCATCAGACACCTTCGTGATCAAGTCAATAGTACCTTTCATTGCCAGATTTCCTTCCAGCGGACCATCCACAGTATCGAATTTATAGCTAGACCAAGGCTTTTTTATTTCAAAATCAAAATGTTGTTCTGGACACAAAATATTTCTTTTCATTGGATCAAACATTCCATCATTAAATTCTATAGCTTTGTAAACCCAATTATGGCAATCCTTATAGTCTTTGGGTTTCCATGCATGATGAGGAGTGTTGTCAGAATAATACTTATAAACCTGTTCTATAATTCTATTTAAGTTATATTTATCGGCTTGTACTTTTCCTATTACGTCATCATCAAAAAAACCGATACCGTCTTGCTGACATTGTTTTATAACAGCTAGTATTTCTAGTACCTTATGGACTATAGTTCCTTTATCTGCTTTTTGTCCAGAGACTCCTCTCCAACCTAAAACGTATTCTATATAATATTGTTGTTCACACATATCGTGTGTATTGTAGGAACTACTCCTGAAATATGTAATTATAATTTTAATATCTCCAGTATGGTTTGTTTAACTATATCGCACTGTTCATAAAGACTAGTATCTTTATTGTCTATCACGTAGTCAAAATTATTCCAATCATAACTTTTTTCATCTAAAATTGTTTCACTAAGATGGTCCGAATCGAAAGGATTTCTAGTTAAGCGAATAACCTTACCTCCATTATTTTTAATAATATCAACCTCATTAGGGAATCTGCAATCAGTTATAATAGATAGATTAGGAGCATCTTTATGTATTTTATTTATAGTAGATTTAACCCAAACGTCTTTTTTTATACTTCTAAAAATATCAGTTCCAATATATTGCATTACTTCCCTAGCCGTCATTTGATTGTCTTGTAGAAAACAGTTTACTAACTCATTTTTATTGTCGTCAGTACCATAACATTGTTCGTAAGAAAACTCAAATATGTCCATGCATAATTGTTTTAATATATCTGCAAAGTTATATATTTTAATTAAGGGGTCTAAAGTATCAAAGACTTTATTAATAATTATATCTGTAGACTTATGAGCATACCTATAAGGCATAAATACTCCAGCATAAGATTCATTACCTAATAAATCAGAAACTATAATCTCTCCATCGTTAGATAGTAAAACTTTATTAGATATGTTAGTTTGGGCCATATATAAAGAATAAATAAGGTTACCAGCAGTACTTTTGCCAGACTGTTTTCTACCAGATAGTCCTATAATCATATATAATAACTTTCTAAAATAGGTTTAACATCTTTATTAATCTGTTCTATTGTCATTTCAGCGATATCAGAATAATTAATATTTATATTTTTGCATATATAAGTTTTATTGCATTTATTAAAAATCTGTTGAGCAGCTTTTTTCCCAGCTTCATCGTTATCCATAATGGTAATGATTGTCATAGCTCCAGATGTATCTAGTATCATTTTCTGTTTGTCTTTTAAAGAAGACCCATATAAAGCCACAGCATTAAATATACCGGCTTCATCTAACCTCCAAACGTTACCAGGACTCTCAACCAACACCACTACTCCAGTTTTTTGTATTGTCTTTTTTGCATACCAATAAGCATAAAGACTTTCTTCTGCCCTAAAACCATCGCTATGCTTCCACTTAGGCATTTGTCCAGTAGTAGTTCTACCGCTACAGCCAATCATTTCAGTATGGTCGTAATTATAAATAGGCACAACCGCCCTTTGATACATTGGCTTGCCTGGAATACTACATTCTCCAACATCATATTTAATTAATGTATCTTGTTTAAAGTTTCTTTCCAAGAAATATGTAGAAGGTATCTGTAAATTTTTAATAACCGCACCCCTAGAAATAGAATTCTTTTTTTCTTCTTTTTCTGTCTTGATATATCTGATACTATTAACAAAAGCATTTTTTTCTTTTTGTTTTTTACATAATTTTAAATTCGCCAAGTCTTGTTTAGTAAATTTAGATATAAAATCCACAGCGTCTTTAAACGATACTGTTTTATCTCCTTCTTTTTCCCATCCGTTATTTCTAGACAAACATCCTCTTACAAAACCAATTATAGAACTTTTGAAAATTTCTTCACATTGATGCGTTCTACACTTCCAATTGCCTCTATAGTTGTCTCCTGTATAATATAGATTTAATGCAGATGGATTATCTCCACCATGAATAGGACAACTCATAGTTACCATTTTATCACATATTTTATAATCAAATATTTCTAGTAGCTCTAACAAGCTTTCTATGTCATCACAAGCAACATCAGACAACTGCTTAAGTTGTGATTGATCATATGAACGATATTTCTTCTTCATTTTCGTCAACAATGAAACCATCCTTTTCTGATTTAGTATTATTCATTACTTCCAATTTTGTTTTGCCTTCTGTGATCTTGGCGCACCAACCTTTCATATTACAATTAATATAATCGTTATCGTCTAAGCCTCCACCATGACGACTAATAATTGGCACTAGCTTCCTATTACCGTGATCTACTCCGTCTTCTGCTATTTCTTCATCAGACTTTCGTTTAAAAATAGTAAAATTACTACATAGCCATATGATTCTATCGCTACCACTTGCTGTATCAGTACTTTCTTTTGTTATGCCGTCCCTATTTAACTGAATGAACCCAACTATAGGGATTTTATATTTAACAGCAAAGTTATGTAAAGCAGTCATCATGAACCCGAGGACTTGATACTCTTTCATGTCTTGTGACATACCTTGACTATCCATTAGTTTTAGATAATCATAAAATATTACACAGTCTTTTGCTGTACCATCATCATTTAATCCAACTTCCTTAACCACCCATCTTCTCATGATAGATAATTGTTCTTCAAAAGGTTTGCCTGCAATTGTCTTATAAAATAATGGGGTTTCTTCTAATTCTTTAACTGCTGCTTGTAGTTTTTTAAGTTGATTAGGAGATTCTGTAAACTTACCAGTTTCAATTTTACCCAACTCTATTTCAGTCATCATACCCAACAGTCTATGGATATGATCTTCTTTAGTCATTTCAGTATCCATATTTAATACGGGTACTTTTAGCTTGTTGGCAATATGAAATCCCATATTATCTGCTAATAGTGTTTTGCCTGTTTTAGGTCTTGCTGCAATCACATTAACTGTATTCTTTCTTAAACCTCCACCTATAGCTTGATCGTAGACAGGGAACCCTGTAGATATGCCTACTTGATCTACTTTTTGTTCTTGTAAATATTCAAAATATGACTCTAGTCCGTCAGATACGGCTTTAGGAGATGCATCTGAATCATTATCTAGGGTAGAAGCAAAATTAAATATAGCGTCTTCAGCTATACCTACAATAGCAGAAATACTTTCGCTTCCATTTAATTCTAGTAATTGATCCTGAGTATTATCTAATTTTTTATGTAGTAATCTTGCTACTTCTAGTTTTTTTATCTTAGCAGCAAATTTTCTAACATTTTCTAAATTGACAGGAAAATCAAAAACTGCTTTTAGATGTTGAGATTCATCTTTTTTGTAAAGAGTTTGAGCTAAATCTAATTCTTGAGCAGAAGTGTAGATTGAGGCTATATCTATAGATGTTTGATTATTGTTTTCGTTTTCACAAATGTTTTTAATACATCTATATATTAATTGGTTGCTATCTATAGTAAATGTTTCTTCATTAACAATATCAGCAATGTCTATATATGCATCTTCACCATATTTAAGTAAACCACTTAATACAGCACGTTCTGAGGAAGGATCTGAAAGTATCATTTTAACCTGCGGAAGTTGAACAGTTATTACATTTATATCTTGAAGCACCCTCAAATATTAGTTGAGAACTTACGTCTTCTTCTTTACCACAAATACGACATCTAACAGTAACATGACCTGCTGCTTCTCTCATTCTAGCTACCGGTGGATTTTTAGATAGCTGTTGATCTATTTTTACATCAGATTTAAACATGTTAAATTCTGCCATATCTTCAAATTTATTACTGCTTTTGTTAGATTTTTTTCTTGCAGTAGTTTTCTTTTTTGTAGCTTTCTTTTTCCTAGTAGTTTTCTTTTTTACTACAGGTTCTTCCTCATCAATATCTTCACCTATTAGAGATTGTAGTAAAGAAATTAATTCTTCTACCTTTTCAGGATTATTTTTTAATTTATTGAGATCCATAGGACACCTTTACTCTAGATACAGACATTAAAATATCTGATAAATTTTTAATACTATTTGACAAATACGATAATCTATCCATTCTTTGTTTTGCATATCTTCTAATTTTATGTAAAGCATAGGCTTTGTCATTATGTTTAATTGCTTGGTATGCTTTTTCAATGTAGCCATAACCCTTGTAGTTATTAATGTCGTCTGCAATAACTTCTTTAATAGTTTCGTCAGCCCAATAGTATCTTGCTGATTCACGATTACAAGTTCTTTGAATATGAAAAGAAAACTGAGCAAGCCTATAAGCTATCTCTGAACATTCAGGAGGCGTCAGTTTTTCTAGTACATCTCTGTTCATTTGTAAATATTTTTGTAATTCTGGTTCAGGTAGGGAATCCTGGCTATAGCTTGGTAGACCAACATTATTTTCGTACTCATCTAGTACTTTATCCCACTCTTCTACTTGTTGTTTTGTATTCATTGTTGTATTAGAGTCTCCCAATCAGATTGTTTATTAAAAGGTAATGCAATATATGAGATATTGTTAATCTCACACCACTCTTTCTTATCTCTATCTCTTTTTTGATGTTTGATAAATCCTAGTCTACTTTGGTGAAAAAAACTACTGTATTCATAATGTTGTTCTCCATGAACTTCTATACATTTTTTAGTTAAAGGTAAATAAAAATCTAAATATAGTATTTCAGATCTTCTAATATGTACAGAAACTTCTTCTAAAACTTGCAATGTTGGAAAAGTATCATTAATAAGCTGTCTTGCCTCTAAGTGTAAACTGGATTTGTTTTTTACTTTACCATGAGAAATATTTCCTACTAACTGCCATTTAGAAACACCCCCATTCAGATCTACTACTTGCATGATAATCCCATGATTTCTTGCACTTTATTCCATAAAAGATTATAAACCTCTGGATTGTCTACTAAATATTGTCTGGTTTTTTCTAAACCTTGAAACTTAGGTTTGTCTTTTACCTCACTCATAGTATACCACGCTCCTCCTTTAGACACAAGCCCTAAATCTACACAAATAGATAATAATTCCATTTGTTGATCTATGCCTTGACCGTATCTAATAAAACTTTTAATACTACCTCCGGGAGGACCTAGAGAAGAACATACAACTTCCCATTCTACTTCTTGTCCAATTTGAGATCCTTCATCAGCAGTGGTAGTCCATTTCTTAAAATATTTAGCTCTAAGTTTAATATCTGTTTGATAAGCAATGGCTTGTCCTGACTTTTCTTTCCATTCTACGTTACCGTATCCAGGATTCCCCATTAAATGCGTAATCCCTATAACTATATTTTTATTGACAGGAATTACATTAGCGACTTTTCTGCAAAATTTTGCTAATAACTTTGCTCCATCTGCTCTCTGCATTTTATCCATACTGGAAGTAATTTCTGCTTCGGTACATAAAGCAGAATAAGAATCTATAATAACTACAGAACCTGGTTCTTCATTGATAATCCGTTCGGCAATAGATAGGTACTCTTCTCCGTGTAGGATTTTACCTTCTTGAGATCCTATTACATCAAATCTATCTAAATCTAAACCATGTATTCCTTCTAAGTCTCTTTTTTTTAATCTACCTTCTATGTTTAGGTAGTACACATGTCTAGGGTTTTTTAAATCTCCTTGATATTCTGGTTTTTGTGCGGAGGCGGCGAAATCTAAAGAGGTTGTAGTCTTACCACATTTAGGCTGTCCAGTGAAAATAACAAAACTACCTTCTGGGATACCCCCATTTAAAACCATGTCTAAAGACGGGCTTACAGGGATAGTCACTGTGTCCCTATCAATAATTGCATTAGCCGATAAAATAATATCTTTACCGAAATCTTTTGTAACCGAAGTTTTAATTCCCATCATCTATTTCCCTTAGCCTTGATAAAGTATTCTTAACAGTTTTATTTTTTCTAAACCTAGTTTTTTCCGTTCTGTCTATTTCTAATGTCAAATCATAAGTTTTACTATTATGTATTTTTTGATGTTCCTCTAAAATATTCTTTAAAAAAGGAGCACGTAAAGAATATGTATTCTTACATCTGTTATCTCCTAAAGACTTGATGACTACTACTGCATCATACTTTGTTAAGAGCTTATTGGCAGTACCTATTTGACTTCTATAAAACTTTTCCCATTCCTTATTTAACCAAAATCTATAATGTAAATCCTTACCATCAACCTTAGCCTTTTTTTCACAAATTAATTCTGTGATATATTGGGCTGCAGTTACTAATTTATCTCCGGAATATCTTGAAGGGTATCTCATTTGTCATTGGGTCTAAAAATGCCTTTTTGAGTTTCTGTGCGGAGTCTTGCATTTTTTGATGCATCATCACAAATTTCAGACGCCGCTTTAGTCATGATCGCTACTGTATTATTTTGCTTCTCAGAAGTATGTCTAATCATTGCTTCTTTAGGATTCATGTGTCCAGTAGAAGATTGAGTAGTCGTAATAGGATCACTAGACTCGCTATTTTTCGTTTCAGTATTTTTCTCTAGTGTTCTTTTAACTTGAGGTGCTGTAAGTTTTAATTCTTCGACAATTTGTTCGTTAGAATATCCTTTATGGCCTAACCAGCAAACAGCATACTTTTCAATTTTAGTCAATCTAGCCATTACTCTACCTCTCTTTCTGCATTATATAATAATGAATGATTCTTTGTTTTTAAAAATTTAAGATATAAATCAAAAGCTTTTTTGTTAACTTCTTTAAATTTATTATTATTTCTACATACTCTATCTAGAAAATTACTTTTTTCTTCATTGTCGTTACCATATATAGAAAATGGATTATAAAATTTACTTTGAGCATTTAGCTTTACGCTATATTTAATTGTTCCATTGTTTCTAGTAATTCTTTTAGCTAACGTTCTTTTGTCTGTATTTTCCAATACGACAGGATTACCTTCCGCATCTAGTTCATCCTCAAGTCCAACAACAGTATAAAATGTATCTTTTTGTATTTCTGTAGTAGAGCTTTCTTTATGATTAATACTAAAATTATTCATTATTTTTTATCTCCTGGTTTGTTTCTTTTGTAGCTTGTGCTAGATTTTTTTCAAAAAATTTCAAAAGGTTTTGTATATACTCGTCTTTATCCTGATCTTCTGGTATAGGTACATAGTAATTATTATTATATATTTTTTCGGAGGTAGTATTTATTTGTTCGTTTTCACTATCTGGCGTATTTGCTAATAGATTTGCGGTAATATTAAATACTATTTCATATCTTGATCCTGTTAGAGGAAGAGTACCGTCTTGTATACCTGGGTGTAAAGTATGATAGTCTTGTGAATTAAAATTATTTTGTATTTGTTGAAAATGTTCCAACAGTTGTTCTTTATCTTCTGAGTTCATTATTGTGTCCACTTAATTTTGTGTTTTGGCTTCTTCATTCTAGAAACACCTTTAGGTAATTCTTTTACTAAATCCTGATCTTTATAATCATTGTGCTTTTTATGTAGTGCCTGCTTTTCATCGTCACTCAGTCTGTCACGATTCCTATTAGCTAAATCTCCTAATGTTTTTAATTCAGAATCGCTTTTTTTGACAGAGTTATTCAGCGTAAGCATATCCTCGCCGTAGTCTCTTTTACATTCTTTTTTGCATTTAGGGCACGATTGGGTTTCTTTATAATCCCTGATAGTAGAAAATGATTCAAAAGAACCGGAACATTGTTCACAAAAATATGTATATGTAGGCATAATCAAATAAAATCTTTAATATATAAGTTCCATTGCGTAGGTATTGATTCCTTTATAGTAATCAAGTGGGAGGCAACAGGCAAGTACTTATTGCTTTTTTTTGGTTCATAAGGTTTTGTGATTAATCTCATACCAGCTTGTTTAGGTGTTTTATTAGACTTCTTAAGATTACACTTTACGCAGGCAGTAACTATATTTGTCCAACAAGTAGCCGATTTATTTTTAATATTCCATTTAGATTTTGGGATAACATGATCATACGTTAAGACATTATAGGGCTGTTTGACTCCACAGTATTGACATGTGTAATTATCTCTAATAAATATATTTTTTCTACAGAAATTTACAGCAACGCCATGTATTTTAAAATATTTACTAGTCTTAATAACAGCTGGTATTTTATAATTTTGATTAGATCCTATAATATAGTCATTATAATATTCAACTATCTCAATATTGCTTTCATTATTTTTAAGCTTAAACGCCCATACCATTGCCTTTTGCCAGTTTACAATACCTATGGGCGAATAATCTGCATTTAGGATCAAACAACTTGCACTATGACTCTTCATCGCTATCTAATCTATGAACTATATCTGCTATAATTGGATTTCTAACAATATCACTAGTTTCTAACTTGCAAGAACCTACCCCATTAATATCATGCAGACGATTTATTAATTGCAGGAAACCGCCTTGTTGCTGTTTTTGCAAATCGGATTGTGCAACATCTCCTGTAAGTACCATTTTACTATTCATACCAATACGTGTCAAAAGCATTTTCAATTGCTCGTATGATGCATTCTGACATTCATCTGCTACAATAAAAGCGTTATGAAAACTTCTACCTCTCATTAATCCTAGAGGTACAACTTCAATTTTTCTACTTACTTTTAGTTTTGTATAACTCTGCATTTGTAAAAAATAATTAATTTCATCGAACAAAGGCAGTAAATAAGGATGCAGTTTTTCTTCTGCTGTACCCGGCAAGTAACCTAGTTTTTCTCCGGCTTCAACTACAGGTCTAGTTATAACAATTTTTTCTACTTTAAAATCAATGATATATTCCAAAGCCATTCCTATAGCTATGTGTGTCTTACCACTACCTGGAACACCTTGGCAAAAGGTAACAGTGTTTTCTGCTACAGTTCTTATATAGTCTTTTTGATTGATACTTCTAGGCTTTAACCTATTCTTAAAACTAACAATATTTGATTCTTCATTAGGTGTTAGCTTATTTGTAGCATCAATAGGCTTTTTACTTTTTCTTTTTCTCAATTGTATAACCTTTCAGAAATAAAGTTAAATTAGACAAGCGCCTCCAGCACAACTAATTTCCTCTATCCCTGTCGTGTTGTCCTCTGTTTCTAATAATTGTGTATAGTCGACCTTACTAAAGCTACTATATAAATCACAATATATTTTCCAGTTATAAACATCTTTCATACAATACGTTAATCTTTTTAAGTCGTCGTTAAAATATTTTTTAGCAAATCTGTGCATCTTTAATGCAAACAGTTTTTTATTATCATTATCGTCATCTGATTCTTGGTTTAGAGTTATATAGTCGCATGCTGCCCATAGGTTATTATTGAAAGCATTAAGACCTAATTCTATTAAACCTGAACACCATAAGCCAGCATCTCCATATTCTTTGACAATTTCTCTACTAGTGTAGACAGTAGTAAAAGGAGCTTGTGGGTAATCTTTATCTCCGCTTTGAGGTATAAGACTAATACCAGCAAAAAACTTTCTATTATTATAAATAAATTTTGTTACATTTTCCCATTCGTCTGGCTGTACTGTAACGGTGTTACTTACATTATGACTCAAAAAATCTTGAGTACACAAAGATCTATTTTTACCAGAATGTACCCAATTTGTTTGAGCATCTTTAACTACTCCCAACATCTCTACTGCTGGTAACTGATTTTTTAGTTTAGAGCCATCCGGAACCTCAATCGGAAATTTAACAACTTCATCAGTATCATTAGCAGACCAAGAAGATTTTTCACAAGCTTGTGGATTGTAACTTTTAAAATATTGGTATGGAGGTTCGAGAATATTAGCTTGTACGTGTCTGATATATCTTTTTGCATGATGAGGATGTATACCTGAACTAGTTCCTAGCATGCTACTGCTAGTACCCTCTGGTTTTAAACAGGTAACTCTTGCTGCTTGATTTATATTAATTTTTTTAGCAAGCTCTTTATTGGTCTCAACAGCAATCTTAGCTCCTTTTTTAAGAACTTTTTCTGTTAAAACTAAATCGTGTTTTTCCATAATACCTGTAAGAGATACACCTAGTAAAGCTTCTCGTTCAAAAATAGAGTTAGTAATTTTACCCAGATATTCTAAATTTGTGAAACCAGCTTGCAGAGTACCTATGATCGCAGCAGCTTTACATCTTTCATAAAAATCCTCTTCGTCTACTACAGAAGAACAATTAATGGTAGATAAATTACAACCTTGCCATCCTGATTTGCCTGTTTTTTCATCTACAGGCCACATCCCGACTTCAACACACGGATTGAAAGTCATTTCAGTAGAATCGCTCCAAATAAAACCAGGCTCTCCAAACTCTTTAACGGATTCCATTAGTTCGACAAAATCTTCATAAGAAGTATCGTCTTTTAATAATAATGCAGAATTATTGCTTCTAGCTCTTTGTGGATTGTCTATATACCAATTCCCTGTTTTAGCTTTTGCCATCTCTTCATCATCTGCACTAAATAAGGCTAGCGACGCACTTCTGCGAACACCACCAGATAATACAGCATCGCTTGAGTGCATAATAATATCATAAGCATCAATTGGTCTGAGTTTTTTCTGTTTTCTTTCAACACATGCCTCCAATAATTCTCTAATTTTTTCTAAACCGTTTTGCAATGGCTCGAAACCAGGAGCTTTGCCAACGCCAGAAGATAATTGGGCGCCCTTCTCTCTAATATTACTGTAATCAAATACAATGTATTGATCTTTATATTCAGAAAATTTAGATTCACTAGGTTTATTAAAATACGAACTAAGTAATACACCCAACGAGTCAGCCCAACCTTCTATACTATCTTCTATTTTATATTTTATACCTTTTCTCTTGTCTTTTTTTGTATGTGATAAAGACGGTAGTTTGCTTATATGGTGCTTTTGTACACTAAAACCAGTACCACTGCCACATAATAAAAGCCAAAAACATTCTTGAAAAAATCTTAAACGATCACAGTAAGAACTAGTACAGTTATATATCTTGGCGTGTCTTTTAAGAATAGGTTCTCCACCAAACTGCAAGGCTCTTTGGCTACCTAAAACTTTTTTCTTAAACATTAGGTCATATGCCCAATCAATATCCTCAGTAACACACAGCTCGGCGTAATGTGTGTGCATCATATTTTTAACACGATCAACCGCTTCTTTCCATGTTTCTCTTCTGTTCTCTTTCTCTATCCATCTAGCGTACTTACTGACAAAAGTATAATTTTGAAGTTCATTTAGCGCCGACATATTATCTCCTACATTCCTATTATTTATTATTGCTAACTATTGAGATTAAACCTAGAATGACGGTGAAAGCAAAATGATTATCTATCATATTATCGTTACCGTACATATAATGGTTAGAGAAAAAAAATATAACACTCATATAAAAAACAAGTTTTGATATCATCATAATACACCACAAAAATTTTTCAGCCAAGAAAAGTTTGTATCTACTTTAATAATTTCTATACCTGTGTGTTCTACAAATAGATCAAATTTTATTTGTTGTTGTTTGTCAAATAGTTTGGTGCCGTGACTATTAGCCATAATTACTCTACGAATACCTTCTTGCCAAAGAGCCATAATACAATCGTTACAACATTGTCCGGTCACATATGCTATTCCGTTATCTGGTCTAATAGTACAATTAGATAAAGCATTTCTTTCGGCATGAATTATCCAATCATATTTTTCTGGTCTTGTTAAAGGTAGTTTGGTATCATCCATACCTTTTGGAAATCCATTATATCCAACTCCTAAAATTCTATGCTCTAAATCAGTAATAACGCAACCGTGTTTTGTATGTTGATCGTGGCTTCTTTGAGCAACAACTTTAGCAATTCCTAAAAAATAATCGTTCCAGCTTGGTCTATTCATGTTATATTGTATCTAATAATTGTGCTGATGTCAAGACAGCAATTTTGCGTAATGTGCAATTTCATTTTTACTAAAGTTCCATGCATTATGATTTTTTATAGATATATCTGATTGTTCTGCGACGGAAGATAGATCAACACTTGGGTAAAGGTAAGATTTTAATATTTTTGTTTGGCATACGTAGCCCATAAATTTATCTACAGGACAAGTTATGGCGGGTTTAACAGACCACTCCTGTTGTGAGTCGTTAATAAAATTTAAATAATTAGGATTGTTGTATTTTCTAACCTTAAGCTGCTGTAATAGAAACGGAGATTCTGTAAGAGCTATCAATGTCATCGCTCCTTTCTGTGACAATATGTAGCTTTCTGCCCCATCAAATATTGGATTATCATATATATCAAATCTAAACCTTTTAGATAGCTGTATTAGGTCATAGTCTTTAATCATTAAATTACTGTCTAATACTTTATTTACTGATTCTGGTGATATATCGTCTTCTAAAATTAAAGTATAATCTAATTTTTCTTCAACTATTTTTTTCCATAGTAAGTAATGACTAAGGTAGGCCCCATACGCTCCTTGATGTATTTCAAAATAAATTTTTACTTCTATATCTATAGGA